AATCTACTTCATTTCCACAGTTTTTACAATATATTCTCTCATATACTTCAGGTTGCAGAATAGGCACTTCCTTGCCCTCTATCATCTGAGTTCCCAGTATTTTAGATTCTTGTATCTTTTTCACTATGATATCTCCAATACCGATACTATTACGTGTAAAGCACCACCAGCGCTAGCCGTGACTTTGATAGCATCACTGTTCTCAACAACCAATGGTTGTGATAATATTTCCGTGGCTGTGTTTGCTGCGATGGATAAGACACTTGTAATGTTAATATCCGACCCCACACTAGTATCGGTATTTACAACATCAGCTGTGACAGCACCTCCCGATACATTACAAATACGTATGGATTTTATTATTGCCTGTACTGGTTTTTGTGGTGGTGTAGTCGACACATCAGCTGTGGGTACAGTATAAACTGTTGTCTTCGCTGTATTTGCCAAAACAACACTTCTATTTTTATAGACGTCACTCATCCTAAATACCAACTCCTTGCTGTTAATTCTTCACGTAAGTCTTGTTGATACGTAAAGTTCAATTGGTTAATTATGTTCTCTAGCTCACGAATAAGAATATCTTGCTGCTGCCTATCAAATGTATCTTGAGGTAAGGGTAATCTTGTAATATTAATTTTTGCCATTATCTAGTTCCATCCGGTCTAAGATCTAACCTAACCGTTCCAAATCTCCAGTTTGAATCTACAGCGTTACTAGATACTTTTATATTTGCTTGCCTACCTCGACCTCTGGTAGAAAAAAACTTTGTAGTTGCAGATGTTGTGCCTGTAAAACTTCTTGTGTTTGTACTTGCTGGATAGTTTGCAAATTCTATTTTTATATCAGTGCTGCCTGCTTGATCTTTAAAATCAGGTATGACACGAGAACATAAAAATACTTGATCTCCCTCTTGTAGATCAAAATCACCACTTGTAATCTGACAATCCATAGCAGCACCGTCATCGTTAAAACCATCTTCGTGCCTGTATAAAGTTGTACACCCTGCTGTTACACCTAAAATAGTTTCGTTGTTAGGAATAGAAGTTGCATCGTAATATGTTGCATAAGGCAATGGGTACACTCCTCGATCAACCCAACTAGATCTAACAAAACCACTGTTTGTATACCAAACATTTTCTAGGTAATTGTATGTAACACTTCTATCTAGAAAATCAGAACTTTCTGATGCATAAAACCATGTTACTTCGTTAAAGTCTGTATTAACAGCAATAGAAACTTGTCCGTTTGCTGTTGAGTTAATATCGTCAAATACAAAATCTTGCACAGTACAATCTAGTTTTTTGATTGCACCATCAAACTGATAGAAAGCTGTTTGACTCATCCAGAAAGTAACACCGTTTACATCAGCTACACAGTTTGCAGATATCGCACCACAGTTCGCACCGATTTGGTTTAGACCAAATATAAATGGCGGACCAATATTATTCAAAGCATGTAGCGCTGTATCAGTCCAAACAAGGATAGAACCCCTTGATCTAACTGCTGCAACAATTTTAGAACCATCCTGTATTCTAAAAGAACCAGCTGTGTTTGTGCTTGCTGGTGCCCATGTGTTAAAATCTTCTTGTGAAGAAAAACGTAAAAACAAATCATCTTGAGTTGTACCGTTTCCTATAGTTGTTTCTGTTCCAAATAAAAACACATGCCTGTCAGGAGAAGAAACTAAAACCAGTCTATTTGTTCCAGGTGCTGCTGATATTTTTACAGCTCTGTTATTTGTACCGTTTGATAAGTCCCAACGATATAGAGCATCATCATTCCTAATCGCTAGAAGATCCTCTCCAAAAGTATCAAGATTCCAATATGTCGCTTCCAGCTCAATAGCACTTGTAGCCCTTGGTGTATTCCAAGTACTCGCGTTCCACGTTCCAGTACCCCATCCAAAACCAAAAGATGATACATTTGTCCCGGTTGTTATTTGATATTTCGCGTTCCCCGTTCCACCTTGCGAGCTTGCTGTACCGCTGGCATTGCTTGTGTGAGTTACCTTGTATGTGTTTCCATCAACAATCTCTGTAACTTCAAACTCGTTGTTCATATCCAATCCTTGAGCAGTAGAAAAAGAATCAAAGGTTACAAAGTCACCTTGTGCTGCTCCATGAGAGCCGTGTGTAACTGTAACTATCGGTGATCCACTGGTCATGGCAAACGGACCAGTCAATGCTGCTTCTAATCTAATTGGTGTGATGTCATAAAAAACACCTTCGACGTATATGTATAATTTTCTATCAGTTCCTAATGCTAAATGTCTTACACCAGCCAAAGAAACCCAAGCTGTGCTTGCTCTTGCAACTCCTGCAATTTTTTTACCTGTAACAACTTTGCTCCATCCACCAACTTTTTCTGGAAGACCTGATCTAAAACGTACATTTTTTGCATCTATCCAACGACCTTCAGCACCGTAAGTTGTAGTTTGTTTATCTATACCTGGAGCAAACTGTGCTTTAATTAAAGGCATTATGAAATCCTCTGAAATAAACCGGGTAAACTATAACCTCTTGTTACTGCATTTTGACCTGAACCAGTTGTAAAGGTTCCTGCTTTAGGAGAAGTTAAACATCTCCAACTCCCTGCAAAAGAAGCATTACTACCACCACCAAAACCACCTATACCTTCAGTTTTACCTCTTGCTGCAAAAGCACCACCACTATTAGTGCCACCAAAATTAACGTCAGATCCATCTTTTAAACCCAAGGTTCCACTAGTGTAAGGAAAGGTAATAACAGCACCTACACTAACACTACCAGATGTTAAATTACCGCTGGTTGATCTAAACTGAAATTCTCTTATTGCTCCTACAGCAGTTGCACTCGATGGAACAGAACTAATACCAGTCAAGGCTGATCCATCAATGGCGGGCAAAGCTCCTGTTAGTTTACTTGCTGTTAGTGTAGATATTCTTGCATCAGCAAGAGTTCCTGAAGAAATATTTGAAGCATTGATAGAAGTGATGCTACTACCTGCACCACTTAAACCTACGGTAGCTGATACAGTCCCGGTAACGTTTAAACCAGAAGACGTCGTAGCTGCCTTGGCGCTGTTATTATGATATAGAGTAACAGCTCCGCCTTCTGTCGCTTGAATCATATCTTGAGTATCAGCAGCATTACGTACATTAAGTACAGAAGCTCTCATTTCTAAAGCCCCTGTTCCTGCATCTGCTATGATAGAATCATTACCGTCGTGAAAGATTTCTAAATCTTGACTATCCCCAAACCTTGCTTTGATATCGTCACCAAAATTTAGATTACCGGTCATTGTTCCGCCACCGGCACCAAGCACTGCATTTAACTGTGTTTGAATATCAGAAGTTACACCATCTAAATGTTGATACTCTGTATCACTAACAGTACCATCAGCGACTTGTGTTGCTGTTATTGGTATTGTTGCATATCTTTTTGATTCATATGTAGCCATGTTATGTTTTAATAATAAAGTTAATAGAAATGTAAGGGTTTAAAATATCAAGTGTAGCTGTACTACCACTAAATGAACCTGACCCACCATGATTATGAGCCTGACTACTACCAATGGAATTCGTAGAACCAACATCAGGATTCCCTGTGGTAAACTGAACATGATAGTCAGATGAACCCATACCACCGTTATTACCTTTAGCCGCAGTAGGATTTGTTACTGCTCCAAATACTCCGTTTGTCGTTACAGAAGTTTCTTTCATAATGAAGTGAGAGTGACTTGGTATTTGAGCTGTTGTTAGTGTGTGGTTAGACACACTAACAGAAACAGATCCAGCAGGAGTATAACTTTCAGTTGTAGAACCACCAGTTGCTCCAAGAGCATATGTTCCTGATTTACCTATTGCCATTCTGTTTTGAAAGTTTGGTAATCCAAAAGTAGTATTTCCATCACCAGCTCCATGTGTAGTTCCAATCAATGCAAACAAAGCACTGTAAGTAGAACGTGAAACGTTTGCTCCCGTACAACCTAAATAACCTGTAGGTATATCAGCAAGCGCAGCAGCCCAAGGTAAAATCATTCCAGTAGCAATTGTAAATGCACCGGCAGCAGTTAGTTTACTATCTATTTGTGTTTGAATATCTGACGTAGTACCGTCTAAGTGTTGAAACTCAGTGTTGCTAACACTTCCGTCTGCAATATTTGGTGCGTCTATCGGTACCGCATATCTTCTAGACTCGTACGTTGCCATACTATTTCTCCGTTATTTTCCAGCCGTGAGTATTTCCT